GTTCACGCCTTCTGATCGCTCGAAGCTTGGCGTCGCTGAGGTGAAGGCGAAGTCGAAACTTGAGGAGCTGATGGATCGCAGGGCGAGCAGGTTTGAGGATGGAGCAGAGTAGCTGGCCTCCTCGGTGGCTGACCCCTGTGCCTGCCGAGGCGATAAAGCGCGGTAGGCACTTTGAACCTGTTTCGTTATTCGCTGAGGCGTTTGGGATTATCACTAAGGATTCTGTGGCGGGTAAGACTGGCGCGGCTTTGGAGTTGCGTCCCTGGCAGGTGAACTTACTCGAACACTTGTTCGCTGTTGAGGGTGGCGGGTATCGTCACCAGTCGCAGCTTGTGGGGATGCCTCGGAAGAATGGGAAGTCAGCACTGGGGTCTGTCATTGCTCTTTATGGTTTGATTCTTGGGCCTAAAGGAGGGGAGTGTTACAGCGTAGCCGCCGAGAAAGAACAGGCTCGCATCGTCTTTCAAGATGCTAAGCGGATGATTGAGGCGAGCGAGGAGTTGTCTGCAATCACGAAGCTTTATCGGGATGCGATTGAGTTGCCCAGGTTGGGTTCTGTTTATCGTGTGGTGTCTGCTGAGGCCTATAGCAAGGAGGGATTATCTCCCACAATGACCGTTATGGACGAAGTGCACGCTCAGAAGAACCGCGACCTTTACGACACATTTTCTTTGGCTATGGGTGCGCGTGGGAAGCTCGCCACACTTATCGGCATCACAACCGCTGGGGTGAAAGCTGACAGCACAGGGCGCGACTCGATCGCCTATTCGCTCTACCAGTACGGGCAGAAGGTTGCGCGTGGTGAGGTGGATGACCCTAGTTTTTTCATGGCGTGGTGGGAGTCAGCGGAAGAAGCCGATCATAAGAACCCTGAAACTTGGATGGAGGCGAACCCTGGGTTTGGGGACTTGAACGCGGTGAGCGACTTCGAGAGCGCTGTGAGGCGCACCCCTGAGGCTGAGTTCAGAACCAAGCGTTGTAACCAGTGGGTGAGTTCGCAGATGTCGTGGCTGCCAACCGGATCCTGGGAGGCGTGCGAGGGTGAGTTTGTGGTGTCACCTGATGATGAGATTGTGTTGGGATTTGACGGGTCGTTCAGTGGGGATGCCTCAGTCATTGTGGGTGCGGTTGTGCCTAAGGATGATGAGCCGGTGAAGGTGTTTCTGGTGAAGTCGTGGGAGAAAGACCTGAACGTCCATGATGATGATTGGCGTGTGGACATTGCTGAGGTTGAACAGACTGTGCTGGATTTCTGTCAGGCTCACCCTAAGGTGCGTGAGGTCGCGTGTGACCCTTTCCGCTGGCAACGTTCGATGCAGGTTTTGGAGGATAAGGGTGTGCCCATTGTGGAATGGCCTAGCACCTCAGCCCGCAGAATGGTGCCTGCCTGCAGCAAGGTGTTTGATGCTGTGATGGAGTCAAGGCTGATCCATGACGGTAACCCGATACTTGCCAGACACCTCAGCAACGCGGTCACAAAGATTGACAACATGGGGCCACGCATTGTGAAAGACTCTAGAAACAGCCCGCGCAAGATTGATGCTGCTGTTGCGATGGTGCTTGCAGTAGATAGGGCACTCACAGGCGCTAAACTAGAACCAGTGCCTCAATTTTTTGGATAGGTGTGATGGTCAGTTCAACTTTGCAAATAGTAGGCGCAGCGACAGTCGTTGCAGGCGTGATGCTCATTTCTGTCCCTGTGGGGCTTGTGGTGGGTGGCGCTGTTCTAGTTTTACTCGGATTAGCTTTGGGGCGTTAAGTGGTATTCAATAAACTTTGGGAAGATCGGGCAATTAGTTTCCAGTCAATTTGGGAGACTGGTGATGACATTGCTTTGGGCAATCAGTCAGGCACTCACATTGATGAGGCGAACGCGCTCACCATTGCGGCGGTTCATTCTGCTGTGTCTCTGATCGCTGACACTGTTAGCACTTTGCCGGTGGATTGTTTCTTCCGTTCTGATGGCAACCGTAGACCTTTCCGGCCTAAGCCTTCCTGGGTGGGCCAGCCTGATGTGAACTTTAACGGGCACGCTGTTTTCTATAACAGTCTCCTGGTGTCGCTCCTCATTGATGGCAACGCTTTTGTGCGGGTGTTCAGTAACCGCGCTGGCGAGGTTGTGAACCTGGTTGTGTTGAACCCGAACACTGTGGAGATTACCCGCAACCCTAAGGGCTTGCTGGTGTTCACTGTTCAGGGCGAGGATAGGCCACTAACCTCGGAGCAGATTCTTTACATTCCTGACTTGTTGCGCCCTGGTACGGTGCGCGGCGTGTCGCGGGTTCACGCTTTGAAAGAGAACCTGGGGTTGTCTAAGGCGTTGGAACTTTACGCGGCTACCTTCTTTGGGCAGGGCACAACTTTGCAGGGTGTCATTGAGTACCCTGGCGCTCTGACTTTGGAGCAGGCTGATTCTTTGCGCGGGTCATTTGACAACGCTCACAAGGGGTGGCGTAAGAGTGGGCGCACAGGGATTCTAAGCGGTGGTGCGAGCTTCAAAGCGACACAGGCAGACCCTGAGAAGTCACAAGCTTTAGAGGCCCGCAGAATGGCTGTGGAGGATATTGCACGGATCTGGCGGATACCGTCACACATGCTGAACCTTCCAGGCACCAACACTTATTCGAGCGTTGAGCAGAACATGCTTGGTTTTGTGACTCACACGTTGCGCCCTTATGTGACAAAGATTGAGGATGCGATGAGTTCTCTGATGTCGCGTTACCCTGGCGGCGCTGAGAGTTTCATCAAGTTCAACATGAATGGTTTGTTGCGGGCTGACATTCAGAGCCGGTTTAGCGCGTATAGCACTGGGTTGCAGTCTGGGTTCCTGGCGATCAATGACGTGCGCCGCTTGGAGGACTTATCACCACAGGAGGGCGATGCTGCTGAGGCGGTGCGCGTGCCTCTCGCTAATGTGAACCTTTCCGAGTCTGGTGTGAAGGCGCAACGCGAGAAGATTCAAATGGTGCGCGATTTGGTGTTTGCTGGGTTCGACCCCGCTGAGGCTATGGAGATGATTGGGTTGCCTGCTGTGGCTCACACTGGTTTGGCTTCAGTCCAGTTGCAGGGTGTAGCGCAGGTGGATCCTGAGGATCCTGATTCGGTGTATAAGGATGAGGTGACTTGATGGCGCTGACCAACGCGCAATATACAGTCGCTGAGGGCACCCGCGTGAGGATTGCATCAGCTGACAACATGCCACAAGATGTGATTGTCCATGAGGGTGATCACGCTTCAAGCACTACCTCTTTTCTTGGGGATAGCGCGGTCACTGCGACAACTGGCTTGCACATTCATAATGGCGAAACTCTTTCTATGACTTTGCGCCCTGGTGATGAGCTTTATGCGTTTTCTTCACAAGGCGATCCCGTGATGCACGTTATACAGATTCAGAAGAATGACTGATGACAGAAGCTAGAGAACTACCGGACAACTACCGGCCCGCCACTAGCGAGGATGTGCCTGAGGGTCGCGCTTGCGGTAACTGCATTTTCTTCAATGAGGAGAAGCTGGATGATGAGGGCCGCGCATTTTGTGAGCGCTGGGATGACTATGTTGCCGGTGGACAGTATTGCAACGCTTGGGAACCTAGAGATGATGACGAACAGCGACAAGTTGATTTGTCACCCCCCGCCTACATGCGTGCGGGTGCCCGTAGAGGGCTTGAGTGGCACGCTGAGGGACTTTCTGGCGATGGTCTACTGGATAGGACTGTGCGAGAAGCTAGGGCGTTAGCGGGCGGTTCAGTAACAGCGGATAAATGGGTTAGGTTGCGTGCTTTTCTTGCACGTCACATGGTGGACTTTGATGCACCCGCAGCTTCACCCGATCACGAAAGTTTCCCCTCGCCTGGTGTTGTGGCAATCGCTTTGTGGGGTGGTGGCACTTCCCGCCGATCAGCGCAACGCGCTATGGACTACGCCGAGGGTGTCATTGCTAGAATAGAAGAAGAAAATGAAGGCCGAGCTAAGGGGCAAGCATTGAGTAAGATGGAAACCCGCGTTACCGTTACCGATTTTGAGGTGCGCGAAGAAGCTGACGGAATGCACCTGACTGGGTATGCAGCCCGTTTCAATGAGGCTTCCGAGCCTCTCCCGTTCAGGGAATACATTGCGCCTGGTGCTTTCAAGGCTTCTCTGCAAACCCGCAACGATGTGAAACTGCTTTGGAATCACGACAGCTCGACTGTGTTGGGATCTACTCGCGCTGGCACTTTGAGGCTGAGCGAGGATGAAAAGGGTTTGCAAGTGTCTGCCACGTTGCCTGACACTCAGGCGGGGCGCGATGCAAAGGTACTCATAAACCGTGGCGATGTCACCGGATTTTCATTTGGTTTCACTGTGCCCTCTGGCGGTGACTCCTGGAATGAGGATGGCAGTGAGCGCACGTTGAACGCTGTGCGCCTGATGGAGGTTTCCACTGGTGTCGCGTTCCCCGCATACCCCACGACTAACGGCACCGCTTTGGTGCGCGGTTGGGACAAGATTGCAGAACGGGCCAATGTGGATGCTGATGCTTTGGCTGATGCGCTGTTGAAGATTGAGAGTGGTGAGGACATCAGCAGTGATGACCGGCAACTCATTACGACTGTGCTGGATAAGCTGTCACCTGTGGAGCAGGTTGAGGAGTCTAAGGGCGATCTGGACATGCTTGCTTTGAAGAAGAAGAAGCTCGAACTTTTGATGGGAATGTGATGGCTACTAAGGGTGAGATCAAGAAGGCTATTTTGCGGGTTGCTGGCGATCCGGTTTCTGGGGCGATTGCTGCGCTTGCTGATGAGATGGCTGATGCTGTGGTTGCGTTGGATAATTCTTCTGCTGAGACACCTACTAAGGTGAAGCCCGCTAGGGGCACTGTTCAGCAGGCTGAGAAAGAAACTCGCATCATGGAGGCTGTCGAACAGCGTTAGCGGGTTTCCCCCTGCCGGTTTTCCCTTTCGTTTCCGGCAGGGGGTTTTCTTTTGCCCACAGTAAAGGCACGCCTACCTTATACAATGGGATTACCGGATTTGTGCGTGATCGCTGCTGGTAGTAGTTGAGTGTCATCACCGCTGCGAAACAAACTAATCAAACTATTGAAAGGGCATACTATGTCTGAGTTCATCAAGACTCAGGAAGAAGCCCGCGCAAACCTGACAATGCAAATCAGAGACGTTATAGATTTTGCTGAATCGGCTTCGCGTGGACTTGACTCCGCTGAGTTGGAAAAAATTGACCGTATCGAAAGCGACATCCGCAAAGCTGATGAGGCTCTTGAGGTTGCACGTCGTTCCGCTGACCGTCTCGCACAGGCTTCTGAAGCTTCGCGTGGCCTTGAGGTTGTCGAGGAAGCACGCGGCGCAGCCGATGTGTTCCGTTCGATGGCTAAGGGTGAAATCCGTGGACACAACTTCACGATGGAAAAGCGTGCCACGCTTGTTCCTTCTGCGAACACTGTTCCTGTGGACTTCCTTGACCGCGTTTACGCGCTCGCTAAATTGGTTGGGCCTTACTTGGAGACCTCTGAGGTTTTCAACCGCGACTCGGGTTCTGACCTTCGCGTTCCAGTAATGACCGCTTACAGCACTGCAACGGAAACCGCTGCTGGCGCTGCAATGGATGAGTCCGAGAACACTTATGGTTCTCTCCTCCTCCAGCCTGCCAAGCAGGGCTTCATTGTGAAGCTTGCTAACGAACTGATTAGCGATGCTGGATTCGACATCGAAAGCTCCATCGCCGAGAACGCTGGTGTTGCTATCGGTACCCGCGTGAACACCATCGTGAACGCAGCTGTTGAGGCTGTTGCTGGCGCTGGCGTAAGCGCTGCTTCCGCAACGGCTATCACCGCTGACGAGCTGATTTCTCTCGCTTTCGCTCCTGATGGCATGGTTCGACTTTTGCCAGGCACCGGATTTATGGTCGCTCCAAGCACTATGGCTCTGATCCGTAAGCTGAAGGACACTGATGGTCGCTACATTCTCGACCCAATCGTTTCCTCTGTGACTGGCAACGCAAGCGCAACTCTGCTCGGGTTCCCCGTTTATGAAAACCCCGCCGTCGATGCCGCTACCACCGGAAATGACGCGGCGTTTTTTGGTCACTGGCCAAGCGTGAAGATCGCAACCACCGGACTCGCAACAAGCGTGTCCACCGATGCGTACTTCGCAAATGACATCACCGGCTACCGCTTCACTTACCGTGTTGCTGCTGGTGTTGCTAACGGTGCAAACCACATCAAGAAACTGACAATGGCCTAAGCCTTATCGGTTCAAGGAACCCCTCACTGCCTGTCATGGGTGGTGGGGGGTTTCTTATTGGGCGAACCAGGCACACTGCCCGCGATAGAATAGAACCTGGAGGATTACATGGCTATTGAGAACGGTTACGCGCCCCTTGCCGATGTGAAGGCTGCCCTGCGTATCACAGACAACGTGGATGACGGCCTGCTTGAGATAAGCATTGAGGCTGCATCGCGTGAGATTGACGGGTTCTGCGAGCGCTTCTTCTACTCGACAAGCGCCACAAGGGTTTACCTGCCCACCGATTCGCTAACAACTCACACTGATGACATCCAAACGGTGACAACTTTGAAGGTGGACACTGCCGGTGATGGCGTGTTCGATCAGACTTGGACAACCTCAGACTTTCAACTTTCTCCCCTGAATGGAATTGCGGGTGGTATTGAGACCCCGTTCAACACTGTGAGCGCTGTGGGTGACTACTTGTTCCCTATCTATCAGCCTCGCAACGTGGAGGCCCAGCAGGCTTCTGTGCAGATCGTGGGCGTGTTCGGTTTCGCTTCTATCCCTACAGCGGTGAAGCAGGCGTGCATCATTCTTTCCATGCGCCAGTTCAAACGGTACGACTCCCCAACAGGCGTGATGGGTTTCGGGGATTTGGGTGTAATGCGTGTGGGTCGCGTGGATCCTGATGTCGAGAAACTTTTGATGCCCTTTAGGAGAATGAGAACCGCGTGAGCATCAGCACAATCCGTGACGGCCTGGCAACTAACCTCGCAACGATTTCGGGGCTGAGAACTAAGGCTGACATCCCTGACAATCCTTCCCCACCTGTGGCGGTTGTGTCGCTGAACAGCGTGTCTTACGATCAGGCTTTCAAGCAGGGTCTGGCGCTCTATAACTTCACCATCACTGTCATTGTGGGGCGCGTGTCAGAACGCACAGCACAGGCCAAGTTGAACGCTTACGCCTCCACTGGGGCGGGCGGGGTGAAGAACGCAATCCAGTCAGATAAGACTCTGGGGGGCGCAGCGTTCGATGTGAGGATGCAAGAATTGACTAACATCGGTGCGATAACATTGGGTGAGCAAAGTTATTTGGCAGCTGAGTTTTCAGTTGTTGTTTACGCAGAATAAGGAGATACCGTGGCAGTTTTCGCAGCTACAGATTTAGAAGTTACCATTGATACCGTGGACTTCAGCGCCAGCCTAGCTGCTGTCACATTGGACATCAGCAGGGAAAGCCTTGAGACGACCGCTTTCGGCGATGCCGCGAGAACGTTTATCGCGGGCCTTCAGGAGGGTTCTGTTACCTTGAGCTTTCACCAGGACTTTGCGGCCTCGGCTGTGGATGCCACATTGCACGCGGCGCTTGGAACTGAGGTCGCTATCGTGGTCAAGCCCACCTCTGCTGCTGTTGGTGCTGGAAACCCCAGCTATTCCTTCAACGCTTTGGTTACGCAGATCACCCCGTTCAGCTCGAACGTGGGAGACCTCGCCGTACAAGATGTGACTTTTCCGATTTCGGGAGCAGTTACCCGCGCCACAAGCTAGTTAGTGCTAAAGTTTGAGGTATGAACTTCAATCTTCTAGTAACTTTCCTTGATGGTACAAACCGTGAGGTCAGTGGCATCGCTGCTGACCTTGTGGCGTTTGAGGCGCACTTTGATTTGAGTGTGGCCCGTCTGAACGCGGATATGAAAATCACGCACTTGCTGTGGCTGGCGTGGCATGTTCTGAAGCGCACTGGTGAGAGCAAGCACACGTTTGATAAGTGGGTTGAGTCTGTCGAGGGCGTGGAGGCTTCTAACCCAAAAGAATAGAGGGGCTGGGGGAAACTTCCGCACATTGGATGGTTGCCCAGATTGCGGTTGAGACTGGTATCAGCCCTAATGAGTTAGCTTCTCTTGATCCTCGGATGTTGTGGACTATTCAACGCGCCCTCATTGCTAAGGGCAATCAGTCTAGGAAGCCACGCAAGGGCAGGCGATAGAATAGAGGCAGGATTGGAGCTGTCTTGCTTTCTACAACAATGCGTGCTGAGGGTGTTGCTTCTGTAACCCGTGAGCTGCGTTCGTTGGATCGTAAGGCTGTGAATGAGTTGCGGAAGCAGATGCGTGCCCGCATTATTCCGATTGCTAAAGAGATTGCTGGTGAGGTTCCCCAGCAGGCACCGCTATCGGGTATGAACCATAACGGTGTGACTAGGTGGACTGGTACGCCGAGGGCTTCTGTGTCTTTCACCCCTGGGAAGTCTAGGGGCGGCGGGACTCGGTTGCTGGGTATGAAGTTCACTGGTGGCACTCGCGGTTCTGGAGGTATCGGTTTTGACTATTCGGAGCTTGCGGGTTCGAGCAAGCGCCCTGGTTCACAGTTTTCTAAGGTGTATGAGCGTGGCGGTTTTGGTGGGCAACAGCA